ATGAATGCCGTCGCGCCCCGCCACGGGTCGCTCGCTGATTTCCTCGCGCTTACCGACGGCCTGTCCATCGCCCGCGTCTCCGAGCTTCTACGCTGCTGTTCTCGCACTGTCCGGAACTACGTCGCCGGCCGCTCGCCGATCCCATGGCATCGGGTCGAACTGTTGCGCCGGATCGCGCTTGACGCCAACCGAGCCGCCACGGGCGCGAATATGTTGGCGCCGGCGCCGGCCGCGCCGGAATCGCCCGTCATCGCGAACATCGAGCCCGACCCGGCGTCGCCTGACGTTCCGCCCGACGAAATACTCGCATGGGTCGGCGTGCATGCCTCGCATTACCTGTCGAGCCAACGCAGCTTCGCCTACTACGTGCGCGGCTGGAGCGTCGTCGATAAGATTCGGCGCGCCAAACTCGACGGCACGTTTGCGGCTGTCCTCGCGCGATGGCGCACCTTGTCGCTCGAACTGCCGCGTATGTGGCGCACCGGCCCGCTATGGGCCGGCATCGGTCCGCCAGCTTATACCTCACGAAACGTCGATCGTTGACACCCACTGGTGCCCTCCGGATACTGTGTTTTTATACAGTATCATTTCGTCATATGAGAAATCCCGACGTCGACGCCAGCGTGTGGGAGTTCTTCGACGAGCGCGCGGCTATCATGCAGTACGAGGGCGGCAAGCCGCGCCACGACGCCGATTTCTGCGCGTATGTGCGCACGCGGCTCTATTTCGAAGCGCGCGGCGTCAGCCTGCCACACAGCGGCTACTTTGCGCCGTTCTCGATGGCCGAGCTGGGTTGGTCGGATGCAACAGCCGGGGTCATCGTGTTCCCTTGCGCTGCGGTGCTTGCGGGTATGGCCGCGACGGCGCTCGACGAGGCGAACCGCGCAGGACACTTCTACACCTGCCTGACACGCCCACGCCGCGCCCGGTAGTCGCCCCTGATGCGTGACGCCAGGTGTGTGACCTGAGACGCGCCGCGCAGTTGCTAGAATCCCGGTTCAATAATCCGAACATTGTGAGAGCGGCCGGCGCGCGACGCGGGCCGGATTGATCTATTCCGAGGGAGTCGAAAAGCATGCTGCGAAAACTGGCAGTGGTCGGCGACGGTTTGTCGAGCGGCGGAAACATCCTGCCGCACGGCGGCCCGCGCGTCACAACGAACGGCCATCAGATTGCGTTGATCGGGGCGCCAGCGTTTTGCGCGGCGTGCAAGGCGACCGGTGTCGTTGCGAAATCCGGCGGCCCGTATCGGATGAGCATGTCCGGCGAAGCCGCGCTCGACCAGGACATTGTGATTTGCGGATGCCCCAAACCACCTAAGATTGTGGCAGCGCTCGGCGGCGACATGTGGTGCGACGACATGGTCGAGGGACACGGCAAGGTGGTATCGAGCCGGACCGCTGCCGGCGGTGTCGCGTCGGTCAAGAAAGGCGCGTATGACGAGCAAGTCAAGGCGACCGAGCACCAGGCCGAAGGCTTGCCCTACTACATCGAAACCGCAGACGGTCGCGTGCACTTCGGCCGGCTCGACGCGAACGGCACATTGCCGCGCGTCTATACCGGTGACGATCCGGGCGCGTACACCGTTCATTGGGGCGACGACGCGATCGCCAAGCACCACGGGGAATAATCGATGCCGCACACCAAACCGACCAAGGTCGACACGAATACGAAGAACGGCTCGCAGAAGGAAGTTCCTGTCACCGCGATCACCTTCAAAGAACTTTGGGACAACTACCCTTCCGGAAACCCTTACGACGATCCGGCATACACCAACCAATGCGCCATTCGCATCAGCGTCATGCTGCATCGCGTTGGCGTCGGCATGAAGTCGTTTTCGCAAAAAACCGTCAAGCCCTTGTCCGGTTCACCGACCATCGGTCGAATTCTCCTCGACGGAAAGCCGACAGCCACGCGTGCCGATGAACTCGGCGAATGGTTGCAGCTTCAGCCCTTTGCAGGCCTGCCGAAAGCCGAAAACATCACCGGGTCAGATTGGGAATCGAAGGTGAAGGGGCGCACCGGGATTATCCAATTCTCGCGCTACTGGACGCGCGACGGCGAAGCCACTGCGAATGCCAGCGGCGGACACATCGATCTGTGGAACGGCTCGCGCCTTACCGTCAGCAGTGCCCCCGATGCCGTTGCGACGTATAGCCGTGTGCTCGGCCTCCAGTCGCTTTTCCCTGGCACGCCGTACGGCTGGTCCGACCTCCGCAATTCAAAGCAAATCCTCTTTTGGGAAATCAAATAATGCGGCGCCTCTTGGGAACGATCGGATTCGCTGTCGCGGGCCTTGTCAGTGTGGTCGTGTGGGCAGCTATCGACACTCGTCTGTGTGCGACGTTCGCTCGCTTGTGCACACCGCCGCCCGGTGAATGCGGCGGTGGCGTCGACGCGTGCGCGCCGACGATTCACGCAACCATCGACTTGTTCGCCTATCTGTTCGGGCCGCCGATCCTGTTTGCCGTGCTCGGGTTCTATCTGCTCGCACGTCGGCGGCCGCTACCCGTGATCGCCGGGTATCTCGCGTGCGCGATCGCCGTGCACTGGCTCGTGACGTTTATCGGCGTTCGTGTCCTGCACGTTTAGGGGCGTTAGCGACTCGTCCGCCGGAAGTGCGAACGATGCCGATCCGTCGTCGGATCGTCGCGCACTTCCAATTCGAGCGCCGACGTGAAGCCGGCGTCACCGGTAATCGTGTGCGTCACCTGTTTCACGAGCCACGGCGTTTCATCGATATCCGGCTTGAAGCCCGCGACAGTCACGGGCATCTCCGGGAACAGCTCGGCGCGACCGAGCGCGAGCGTGTACGACATGGTCGCCTGGCTGCGCTTGACGCGGGCCAGCTCAGCCTGTGCGGCCGCGCGCGCTTCGGCCTCGGTCGCATAATCCTCGGGCAACACCTTCACGTTCTTGTTGTTGTCGCCGCCGACGATGACCGACTTGCGCTTGCCCTTCGCGTTCGAATGGTAGTGCGCGCGCACGGCTTGATAGCTCTCGCGCTCGGCGACGTGGTAGCGATGCTGATCGCCGGATTGACGCGTCAGGTTCAGCACCGCGAGCGCTTTCCCGCTGACCGTCTTGCCCGAGCCGATCGGCATGAACAGCAGATTCCGATCCTTGACGTTCATGACGGAGTCGTATCGCTTCGCCAACCGCGTGAGAAACGACACATCGCTTTCGTGCGTCTGGTCGATATGCGCGATCCGGATCTTGCCGATGTTCGCCTCGACCTTCGCCGTCAACGAGTGGCGGCCGGCGATCGTCTTCACGATATCGGCGATCGTGACGCCATGCCAGCTTTTCTCCCGCCGCTGGTGCATGGTGTTCGTCATCGAGGCCGACTTTGCACGGATCGTCAACACGTCCGGCGCGCCGCTGTGCTCGACTTCGTCGACCGTGAACGTCCCTTTGCTCGTGAGCGGTTCGCCGACCCAGCCAACCGACAGCTTGATATCGGCGCCGCGCTTCGGGATGGCGAATGCTCCTTTCGAATCGTCGAGCACAATATCGAGCATGTCGGGTTGTTCCGATCGCGATTCGGATAGCGTCAGGCTGATGAGGTTCGGCGCGAACATGCGCGAGATATCGCGGCCGTCGAGCGTGATGCGATAGTCGGCCTGCGGTTGCTTGCGCGTGATCGTTGTGACTTCGTCTTTCATGCCTTGCCCGACGCTTTCTCAAGCACGAACGAAACGACGCTGCTGATCGAGTCGCCATTCAACGACGATATCTGTTTGGCCGCCTTCACCGCCGCGTCGAGATTCATCCCGCTCGCCGTCGACAGCCCCTTGATCGCGGCCGTTGCAGCTTGCGGCGCCATGCCGACCGCGAAGTCGATCGCCGCCGCCTTCACCGAATTGATCGACAGATTCTTGACGTTATTGACGACCGTCGTCGCGACCTTCGTCGCCGCCTTCAGCTCGGTCCAAACCTGTTTCGCGGAATCGGCGCCCTCCTTTCCGTCGCCCTGCTCTGACGCGATCGTTTCATCCGCGACGCGCTTCAACGACAGGTTGAATTCGATCTTCCGCGCCGTGCCATCGGGCCGGTGATAGGTCGAACTTTCGTTCAGGCTTTCGATGATGTACGCGCCGTAGACTGTCCCAACGCCGTCGACGAGCACATACGCATCGCCGACGTCGCCCATCTTCGCCAGCTCGTCGAGCGATGCAACCGAGCCGACGCCGTTGTCGTCCGCAACCATGCCGTTGAGGGTAATGGTGTCGTCGCCGGCGCCGGTAAACTGGCTCGCATCGCGCGCGCCCACGCGAGAACTGGTGCGATGCTTCCAGTTTCGTTGACGCTGCAGCTCGCGATACGGGGCAGTCTGCAAGCTGAACACGAAGCGATCGAGGGACATCATCATGTGCGTTTCTCCTGCGCAGCTCAGTCGGACAGGCGCGCGCCGATGCGGGCCTGCTTTGATCGCTCGCGCCGATCTAGCTCGGCGCGCACGGCTTGCGCGATCGCCGCCGGATCGGAGCCGGGGGCCGGGTAAATGTTGATCGTGATCGAACCGACACCGCCCGCGGCCGCGCTTGCGGCCGCCGGCGTCGATGCGATGGGCGGGCGCGTGTCGATCGGCACGGTAGAGCGCACGAGCGGCACGGCGGCCGCCGTAGCCGGCCCGCTGAACGCGGTTACGGCCACGGTCGCGAGACCTACCGCCGCCTTCGCAACGCGGCCCTGCTCGCCGTCCATACCGATCGCCGCGCCCTCACCCATGAAACCGCCCAGCTCGGCGAACACGCGACTCGGGCTGTGAATGCCTAGCTTTTCCTTGAACCACGCGACGGTCGAATCGGCGACGTTCGTAATCGCCTCCTTCACCGAGCCGAGACCGTTTTTGATGCCGTTGACGAGCCCGGACATGATGTTCGCGCCGAACTCGACAAAGCGGCCGGCGGCCTCTGCGGCCACCACGATGATATCGGCGAGCCATGCGCCGAATCCCTTGCCTGCATTGGTTGCGGCGTCGAGGCTTTCTTTGCTCGTATCTACCGGCCCCAACAGACGGGTAATCCATTTCCACACACTCTTGACGGCGTCGACCAGCCAATCAAACACGGGCTTCAATGGTTCGAACACGGTGCCGAGGATTCCGAATACGCGACTGAACAGCGGCGCAAGCGGCTTGAGCCCTTCCGTCAGCCCCTGCCAGAAGCCTGAGAAAAATGCCTTGATGGGCTCCCAATAGCGGACGATCAGTAGCGCCGCCAGCGCGATACCAGTGATCACAAGGCCGATCGGATTCGTCAGCGCGAGGCGGCCGACGAACATCAACGTCTGCCCGAGCCCGCCGAGCGCGGATGCCACGCCGCTGATGGCGCTCGCGGCGCCGCCCTTGATGAGGTTGAATCCGCCCTTTGCCGCGTCAACAGCCACGCCGGACGCGCCGCGACGCGCGACGTACTGCGTCGCCGCCGTCCAGCGCGAGGCCGCGGCCGCGCGCGTCGCGGCGGCCTGCGCGGCAACCGCTCGCCAGAGTTGGACGGTGTACTGCCGCGCGGCGCGGATGCCATCCTTGAGCGCCGTCGCGGCAGACACGCCCCATTTCTTGACCGCCTCGCGCGCGGCCTGGCAGGCGGCCGGCACGCGCTGACCGAGCGATCTCACGTAGCTGCGCAGCGACGCCGAGGCCGCGCTCGGCGATGACGCCTGCCACGTAGCCGACAGCGCCGCACGCGCGCGCGTGGCGCCGGTTCGCGTGGCTGCAGTCGCTCCCGACGCCGCGCTCGACAATCGCCGAAACGCGCCGGCGCCGCGGCCAATTCCGCTCTCGAGAAGGCCGCCCTCCTTTCCCAGCATCGACATGCCAAAGCGCACGAGCGCAAGCGGCCCGATAATGGCCGCAAGACCGAGCGTCAGGGCGCCGCCCACGGCTAGCACGACGCCAAGGGCCGCCAGGCTGACCACCAAAACGCGCGCCGTTTCCTTATTCCTCTCCATCCATCCGCTGACGCGCTCCAGCAGCTTCGCCGTGATTTCGAGCCCTTGGTTGTACAGCGGCAGAATCTTTTCCCCGATCTCCTGCTCAAGCGTGGCTTTCTTCGCCAGGGCGTCCATCTCTTTGCCGTATGCGATCCCCATCCCCTCGGTATACAGCGCGTCAACGCCGTTGGCCTTGGGTGCATTCGCGCGATGCTTCTCGATGTTGGCTCGTTCGAGATAAAGCGACGAGAACAGGTCGCCGCCCTTGCGCGACGAAAATTTCTGCCCGATCTTGCTCAGCATCTGCTGATCGGTCAGCTTCCCGTGCGGGTCGATATTCGGAATCACGACCTTCATCAGATATTCGAACGGATCGGTTTTGTACAGCTCGATCTGTTTCATCGCATCGGGCAGCATCTTCGTAATGTGTCCCGTCTTGCCGTACTTCACTGAGCCCTTTTTCAGCAACCCGGATGCCATCAAATCTTCTGCGGTCTGCTGGGTGGTTCGGCCCTGCGCCCAGTTCGTGTACGCACTCATGAGGCCCGTACCGGTGCGGAACCCGCCCATCTCCTGCATCGTGTGCAGAAGCCCGAAATAGAAGCTGTTGTCGCCAAGCTGCTTGGCGGCAATGCCGCCCGTCTTGATCGCATTCAGGAAATCCTCCGGCTTCACCGTGCCGCCCGACGCGACGTAGGCTTTCGTCGCGTTGTCGACAGCCTGTCGGAATGCCTCCGGACTCTTCAGCGAGCCGCGCAGCTCGGTCGTTTTCACCAGATCCATCAGCATCTGTTCGGCGACTTCGCCATGCCCTTCGCCGTGACCGCGCCGTGCCATCACGGATTCGATGCCGACCTTCATCCTGGCAAGGATAGGCGCCATCTCTTCCGCGTGGTGCATGTCGCGGGTGATCGTATAGGTTTCCTTGAGCAGCTTGAGCTTGTCGAGCTTGCTCAGCCCTTTCACATCGATGCTGTTGGCATAGGAGATTGCCTCGTTCAGTTTCGATTCGCCGATGCCAAGCGACCGAAACTGCGAAGTCTGCTGCTGGTATTCCTTGGCCTCGTTCAGCGCACCGCCCATTCCACCGAGAATGCGCGTGCCAGCGCCCTTCGCGGCATAGCCGCCGATCGCCATGCCGGCGGCGACACTCTGCATGCCCTGCATCTTCGTGCGCGCGGCCGCCACGCGCTTCTCGCGATCGCCGAGCGCTTCGAGCCTGCGCATCTGGTCGCCCATCGCCGCGGTGGTCGACCTGATGCTCGCGCGCAAATCGCGCTCATGCTGCGACAGGTTGCGTGTGTTGACGCCCGCGCCGGCGAGCTGCTCGCGCAGCGCGCGCACGCGCGACGACTGCTTTTCGTGTTCGGCCGACAGGCTCGCCGCTTTCTGTTTGGCCTTCTCGAATGCGGCGATCATCTCGCGCGACGGCGGCCCGAAAGCACGCAGCGACCCGGCGAGCGCCGCGACGCGCCCGCGCGCCGCATCGAGCTTCGACGCGGTCGCCGCGAGGCCGCTGCGCATCTGGCGAAACTCGGCAATGCTCTTCTGCGTCTTGCCCATCTCGGCCAGTTCGCGCCGCGCCTCCTTTACCGACGTGGCCAGCCCCTTGTTGCCCGCCAGCAGCGCTTTCAGTGGCTTCGTCATGTTGTCGATCATGTCGAACATGACGCGCAATTTCAGGGTGTTGTTCATCGTCGGTCATTTCGTTCATTCAGCGCCGGCGCGCACGCGCGCCCGCTCGCGCCAGTCCATCAGCTCGGCCAGGCTGAAGGCGTCCAACGTCGCCGGCGTCCAGCCGAACACCGTCGCAATGTCCGCCATCGGATCTTCTACTCGGTCGGGAAGGCCAGCTTCGACTTCACGGCCTTCGGCATCAAAAAACCCGCGAAGATCCCTCCCAATTGGACAAGGTCGGCGGGGTCGATGTTGGCGACGTCGGCTTCGGTCAGCGTGGGCGAACTGATTCGCGGCAGCACCTTCGACAGCGCGGTAACGTCGAGGCTCACGAGGTCGGACAGCGACACACCGCGCAGTTCGCCCGCTTTCGGCTTGCGCAGCGTGATCGCCTCGATCGTCTGGTTGCCACGCACGAGCGGCGTGTCGAGCGTGAGCGTATTCGGATCGTCGTGCGCCGGCGAGTCGGTCGGATCGGTTTCGGTCGTGGCGGATTGCTTCGTGTTCATACGGTTCCTGTCGAATGATGGGTGAATGGCGGCCTCGCCGGACATACCGGCCGAGGCGATGGGTTACAGCCCGATCGCTTTGCGCAACGCTTCGAGAAGATCGGTACCGTTGATGCGCTCGATCATGTTGACGAAGTCGATTTCGATAATGTCCTCGCCGTTGACGGAGAGCTTGTAGTAGCTGGCGACCGTCGTCACCTTGAATGCGGTGTCTTCCTTCGCCTTGGCCGAGCCCGGGTCGATCTCGCTGTGCCGGCCCTTGATGACGATTTCGACCGCATCAACGCTCGTCGAATCTTCGGTCTGGTAGCCGCCGGCGAAGCGCAACAGCACGCCGTCGTGCTGCATGGTGCCGTACTGCTGCAGCACACTTTTCATGAAGCCGCCGGCGGTCCATTCCATTTGAATGCCTTCGTTTCCGAAGTCGACCTTGATCGGGCCGCTCATGCCGCCGCCCTGGTAGTCCTCCATCTTGCGCGTCAGCTTCGGCAGCGTGATCTCCTGCACCTGTCCGACGAAGTTCTCGCCGTTATGAAACAGGTTGAAGCCCTTGAGTTTTCTCGGCATTGCCATGTTTGCTTGCTCCTATGTGTGGCGTTTCGCCGGCGATCAGGCATTGACCTTCGACGCGAAATCCGCGAGATAGCGGTCGGTGATGCGCTGGCGCAGGGTCAGGTTTTCCAGCGGCGGAACCGGCGTGTAGTCGTAATCGATGTACGCCTGCCCTGCCTTCAGAACATCGGTGGTGTTCGGCTCCGGGTCAAACCACGACGTCCCGCCGATCAGGTAGCCCAGCGACACCCACTGGCGAAACTTGCCGTTGATGCTTTCGATAATGTCCCGCGGCAGCGACGGATTCAGCGGGCCATCGATGTTCACCATCTGCGCGAGCGCGATCGAATCGCCGACGACCTGGGCCGTGCGCGTGTAGTTTTCGAACGCGAACAGCGGATCGTCCGAGCACGTCCGCGAGCCCCAAAAGCGAAAGCCCTGTTGATTGATCAGCGTCGTCACGTCCTGCTCGTTCAGGTAGCCGGCGTCGGTCGCCGGGTCTTGCAGATCCCACGACACGTCCGCGCTGATGCCCGTCACACCGTTGACGGCGACGTTCGACAGCGTCTTGTGCCAGCCGATATCGTTGTCGATCTTCGCGCGCAGGCCCATCGCGTAAGCGACGGCCGGCACTTCGACGGTTGCGTTCGCGGTGTCGTCCCATGCGAGAAAGTTCGGCCAGACGACCATCAGCTCGCGCGCCGCGAACTGTTTCCGATAGGTCGTTGCCTCCTCCTTCGTTTTCGCGCCGGCGGCGAACGCGTAGGCGAAACCCTTCAGCGACTGCGCCGTCGTGATGAGCGCGTTCGCGACAGGCTGCGTGTCGAGGCCCGGCGCGCCGAGAATGCGCGGCTTTACGCCGAGCTTCGCCTGTGCGGTCAGCAGTGCTTTCATGCCGGTGTACTTCCCTTCCGGCGTCACCGTACCGATGACGTTCGTCGTCGTCGCGGCGGCGTCGGCGCCTTCCGCGACGCGCACGACGACAGTAATCGGCTTGGTCTGCGCGCCGATCGCCGTCAGCGCCTTGTGAAGCGTCCCCTGTTTGCCGGCCTTGCCGAGCGCGGCGACGACGTTCGTGACGAGTACGGGCGTGTCGAGCGGGAACGCAGTCGCGTCCGCATCCGCGGCCGTGCAGACGAGGCCGAGAATCGCCGTCGAAATCGAGCGGATCGGCCGCGTTCCCTGATTGATTTCGACGAGGGTAACGCCGTGGTGGTAGCTGTCCTGCGCCATGTGGTTGACTCCAAGGTGATAGACGGTAGAGGGAGCGATCAGGCGATCGCAGTCACAAAATCCGGTGCGTTCGGTAGTTCGATGTACGGCCAACCGTCCGCGCCGCTGATATCGCGCAGTGCCTGACGGTATTTGATGAGCGCCGAGAATTGAGCGGAAGTGATCGTCGTGCCGCTCCCGATCAGCTTTTCGTCTTGATGACGCGACACGAGCCAGTCGGTTGCATCCATTGCCGAATCACGCTTTGCGCGCATAGACGCCGCTACGTCGTCACGCGTCGGCGCCGGCGGATCGATAAGCGACGGTCGATTGTTGCCGTCAAGCACCGCGCGCTTGCCATGTGCCTGGCCGTCGATCAACGTGCGCCACTCGTCGTCGGTGATATCGACGACATTTGCGCCCACAGGTGCAGGGCTGTCGACCGTATCGTAGAAGGCGACAATGTTGCCGCTTGCATCATACGCAGCTTGCTTTTTGCCCATATCCTTTACTCCGTCAAATGCCGATCGCAACATAGTTGGCGTTTCCAGTACCGGACGTCGATTGAATCGAGAACGTCGATTTACTGGTCACGCAAATTGCAAAGCCAGTCGAGCCGATGTTTTGCGGCGAACCAACGACTTGAAGTGCAAAGTTCGGAAAGGCCAACGGGAAATTGAAAGTTTGCTGCGCCGCGCCATATGAGGAGTTGCCCCACTGGATGAGAAGCCCGCTCGGTAGCCGCTGATAACCGCTCGCGCCGGTCGAAGCGCCAAAGGGTTGCCCAACACGCTGCGTGTACGTTCCGGAGCACTGCCAATACGTCCCGCTCCAGGCGAGAACAACGAACTCACCAGCGTTAAGCGTGATCGACGATGCAAGGCCGACAGTCGTATCGATGATTGCACTTGCGCTGTAGGTGCTGATCGTCAGCGCGTATTGCGCTCCAGACTTCTGGAACGTGATGGCCGCACCGGGCTTCAATCCAGATTCATCAGGCAGTTTCACCGTCTGATTGTTGCTCGACGCATTGAAGTAATAGAACCCGCCAACATTGGCGGCCGTCATCACGGTCGCCGCGGCGGAAATGCCCGAGCCGGTCCCGCTGCTAGAGCTAAAACTGCCGAGTTCGCGCCGCAGCGCCTCCATCGTCGCGATTCGTGTCGTCGCATCGAACTGCGGTGGTGTTGGCGCCTTCGGTGTTCCGGTGAATACCGGCGAATCGATTGCAGCCTTCTGCGCGAGCGCATTCGTCATCGTCGTCGCGAAATTCGGGTCGTTGCCGAGCGCTTTGGACAGATCGTTCAGCGTATCGAGCGCGCCCGGAGCCGCATCCACGAGCGCGGCAATAGCCGACTGCATCTGCGAAGTCGTCGCGTATTGCGGATACGGGTTTTGCGCGCCGGCGAGCGCGTCGTGCGCATCCTTCAGAAAGCGCGTGCGGTTCGCGAGCTGTCGCAGCGGCACGTTGTCGATACCGTCCGGCCCGCCTTCGACGGGATCGGATGTTTCGAACTGGCGAATGCCGGGCGTCCAGGTCGAGCTTTCAACTAGATCCGTCATGCTTTGATGCTCCCTCTGTTGTATTGGCCATCGCGCCGCGCGAAGCCGTTGTATCGAATCGGCGCCTCCCGGTAATCCAGCGACGCCAGCATGGAGCGCTGCGGTGCGTAGCGTTCGAGCACGGCCTTCAGGTTGTCCGCCTGGTCGCGGGTGATCGGCCGCGACAGCTTCACGATGTATTCCGCCCACGCCGTTTCGCGGCCGTGCACGTAGTCGCCGTTGTACTTGGCCGAGCCATCGCGCCGGCGCACGCGCCGACCCTCGACGATCGTCACTTCGCCGAACCCAAGCCGCCGGATTACTTCACGCACCGCCCACGGCGTCCCGCGCTTCTGATGGAGCTGAATCGCGCCCCGGATGAGCGCACGGCGCGCGTCGTCCGATTCAGCGAGTTCCCATCCGTCGACCGACACTTCCGCGGCCAGATAGGGCAGCAATGCAGCCGGGCATTCGTCCGGATTCCAGTAGCCACGAATCGGGATCGGCATGGCATCGACGGCCGCGAGCGCCGCCGCGGTGCGCGTCTCGAGCGTCGTCGCGTTCGGGGGCAGCAGCTTAGGCATAGATGCCGCCGTATTCGATGACAATGTCGAGGCAGTAAGGCGCTTGCGTCGCACCGATCGCAAGATCGCCGGCCGGCTCGATCAGCTCGGTTCGCGATAGGCCGGCGGCCTGGCAAACGCCCTTGATCGCCGACTCGGCGACGCCGATTCCAATGCGGTGCACCTTGTCTGCGTAGGCGCGCGCGTTCTTCTTTGCTTGCTCGATCAGCACATCGGCGCCCACGGCCGAGCGCGTGTAACCCTTCGCATGGATTCGATACCTGACGATTTCCGCCGACCTGACGAAAACCGTGTCGTTCAGCGGCCGCTGATCTTCAGCGCTCAGCGCGGCCGCGACGGCGTCGCACAGTTCCTGCGACGCGGTGCCGTCGCCCTCGCTCGAAAGTAGGGTCACGAGCACGTCGCCCGGCTGCGGTCGCGAGCTTTGCGCATCGATGATGCGGCCGTCGACGGCACGCGCCTTCGTCACGTACGCGGCGGCCGGGCCGGCCACACTGAAACCCTGCGGCGCCAGCTGAACGCGCTCGCGCAGGCTGTCGTCGCCCTCTTCCACCTCCGCAATGTTGTTCTCCGGATCGGCCGGCGTCACAACCAGCCGCTTGAGCCCGAAGAGCGCCGCGCGCTGTTCGAGGTCGTCGCCTTGTGCAAAGGCGAGCATCACCGCGCGAATGGCGTCGTTGACGCGCTGACGCCATACCAGCTCGCGATAGCTGTTTTCCTGCAGTAGACGCGCGAGCGGCTCCGATTCGAGTTCGACCGTCGCGGCAATTTCGGCCTGCTCGTCCTCCGGCCACAGCGAGATGAGCGCGGCCTTACGCGTCGCGTAGATCGTTTCGAAGTCGAGCACTTCGAGCGCGTCAGGCAGCGGCAAGCTCGTGAGGTCGATAAGCGCGGACGTGGTCATGCCGTGATCCCCTGGTCAAGCGGAACGCGGGCGCGCACTGCCGCGCCGGATTCGGTCGTGTAGCCCTCGATATCGACGTACTGCTTTCCGGAAAACACCTCTCCGACCGTGGCGGCGTCGACCGTGAGCTGCACGCGCGTGAGCACGAGGCGCGGCTCCCACCGCATCAGCGCGGTCGCGATCGCGGCATAGAGCCTGGTGCGCTCCGCGCCGTTGTTCGGCGCGTCGACTTGCTCGAACAGATCCGAACCGAACGGCCGGCGCTTCACGCATGAGGCGAGCGGCGTCGAGATAATCTTCCCGATCGACTGGTACAGGTGGTCGAGGTCGGCAATCGCACGGCCGGTCGTGGCGTTCATGCCCTTCATTGCGGTTCGCTCACCAGTTGTCCGTCGCCCTGCTCGCGATGCTTGTGATGCGGCAGGCTGATGCCTTGCGACGTCACTTCGCGGGTGAAGGTCGCTGCGCCGTCAATCTGCATCGTGGCGCCGTCGGCGCCGCCCGTGCCCGTCATGCCGGATTCGAACGCAAATGGCCCCTTGACCGTCATCGCGCCGGTGCAGGTCGTTTGCTGCGCGTCGAGCGTGATGGTGTCGGCCTGCACGGTCGCGGCTTTCGTCTGCACGGTGACAGAGCCCGGCGCGACGACGCGCACGGTCGCGCCGGCGGGCAGTTCGGCCGTGAGCGCATGTGCGGCATGGTCGTATGCGACGACGGCGCCATCGGGATAGACGCGCGTATGCGTGTCGGCGCTCGATGCTGGCGCCGGCGCGGCGTCGGAAAAAAGGCCGCGCAGCGCGACCCCCTGCGCTGGATCGCCCATCGGGCAAAGCAACACGACCTGCTCGCCCGGCGTCGGCGGCAGCCAGTCACGCGTCGTGCCGGCCGCGCACGCGATCCACGGAATCCAGTTGGTCTGGAGACTGTCGGCGTCGTCATCCGGATCGCCGACCGCGACGCGACAGAGCGCGGCCGCATGGTCGACCGCGAGAATCGAGCCTTTGCGGACCGCGTTGCGGGCCTGTCGTTGAATTTCGTTAGCGTCCATGCCGCCCATCATGCCGACCGCACGCGCGCGATGCGACGCCCGCCGCATGTGGGCGGTATGGGTACAAAAAACCCCCGTGATCCGGGGGTTATCGTGTGACGTGCTTCAGCAACAGATCGAGTATCAGGTCGCGATTTTCGGGCGTCAGCCCGAGAAGTACGCGGGCCGGATACTGGTATTCAGCGCCGCCCGGCGCGACGCGCCCGCGCTCGCCGAACTGGTGGACGCGTGCGATGCCGCCGACGCGCCCGTCGAAGCCGATCGCGAGACCGTTTGCGTCCGCTTCGATCTTCAGGTAACGCGCCGTGCGCAGCTTCGCGAACATGGCCGCGCGTTTGATCCGGCCGCGCTTGTCCCGAGGCTTGCCGCCCGGTTTCAAGCGCGGCTTGCGCGCTTGGTAATCGGTGCCGTCCGGGTTCTTCTGCGCCGCGATCCGCGCCTGATGACTGCGGCGCAACGCGCGCGCGATATCGCGGATCGCGGCGCGGCGGCCGGCCGGCTGTAGCCGGCTCAGCAACACGGACAGCCGCGATTCGACGACGCTCAGCTCATCCATGGTTCAGCGACCCACGGCCCCGCCGAGTCCTGCAACTTCGAATCGTCGATGTGCTCGACGGTGCGCTTGCCGTCGTCGTTGACCTTCACGACAACGCTTTCCGTGAGCTGCACCTTGATCGACACGTCGGCCGTCTCGTTGTTGAGAACGTCGATTTCGTAGGTGATCCCGCTCGCGTGCTCGTCGGGGTTGAGCACGAGGTCGGGCTGATTGTGGCGGACCCAATCCAGCAGCGCGACAAACAGGGCGTCGGGATCGCCGCCGAAGTCCAGCAACAGGACGTTGCACACATACCGGTATTCGAACGACAGACTGCGCGCGCCCGTCGCCGCGATCGAACCTTGATCGATGAACACCGTGAGCTTGTCGGGATCGCCCCTGAGCGAAGGAATCGCCGCGACGATCGCGGCGCGAAGACCGGCCGGCTTAATCATGCGCCGCCCGCTCGACTTCGGCGTCGATCGTCGCCTGGGCCTTCGCCTGGCAGGCGACGATCATGTCGACCTTTGCCGCGCACATGCCCCATGCGCCCTTTGCAGTGTCGAGCGCTTCGTGCAGCTCGCCGTTAGTGCGCGGCGCCATCGCCGGCAGCGTGCAGCGCGTGATCGGCTGGCACTGCTGCACCGAAATCGTCGGCGCCGGTAAGAGCGGGGCTTGCTGACAGGCGGGCAACGTCAGCAGGCAAAGGAGAATCGGCCCAAGTGCGAACGGTCGCGTTTTCATTGATCACCTTCCTGATGTCCTGCCGAGCGGTTGCGAGCTTCGCTGCCACCTTGCCCGTTGCTGCATCGAGCTGCTGCTGTTGCGTCGCCTTGTTGCTCGCGTCCTGACGCAAGCCGTTGATGGTCGTATCGCGCGACGCGACGGCCTGGCCGGAACACGCCAGCCGGTTTTTCGCGTCGGCCAGCTCGGCGCGCAGCCCGCGCACGTAGAAGAACGCGGCCACGATCAGGGCGAGCGCGAGCGCGCCGGCGACGAGTTTGGGTGGGATCACGTTCATGCGGCGGCCTTGTCCGCGCCGGCGTACCTTTCATACGCGCGTGCGAGCTTCACGTCGTACAGGTTCGCCGCGTAATCGGGACCGTTGTAGCCCTTCGCGAACACGGCCCACTTACGGCCCTTCAGTGCCGCCAGCAGGTTCGAATCGGCCGCTACGAAGCGCACGAACGCGTCGAGCTGGTCGCCCTCGCCGTTTTCCATCCGCGCGACGAAATCGTCGATGCCCGAATAGCCGAGGCGTTCCGCGTGATAGCCCATCACCTGAAACGCGCCCCAGCTCGCCGACTCGTAAGCCGCGCCGGCGTCGATCAGCTCGGCCGTCGCGAGCCGCGTATATTCCGCGGCGCCGCCCTGGTAGCCGCCGCGTGTCTGCGCGCAGATATTCGGGTACTTCGCCGCGATCGGCGCCGGATCGATGCCGCGTGCTTCAAGGCGTTTCCAGAAGACGTGCCGCTCGAAGAGGATCTTCGGCCGACCGCCCGACAGGAATCCGGAACCGGTCGATTCCACTTCGTTGACCGCGCGCACGCATGCGACCGGCACGTCGAGCGTATCGGCCGCCTTCACAATGTCGGCGTCGGCGAGGTGTTTCGGATCGCGCCGGCCAGTCGCGATCGCGGCGAGCGTCTTCGGCCCGGCAATGCCGTCGACGACGAGGCCGGTGTTCGTCTGCACGGTCTTGACGGCGGATTCGGTCGCTTCATCGTAAACGTGCGTCACGTCGAGCGCGTAGCCGGCGCGGATCAGCCGGCGTTGCAGCAGGCCGATATCGTCGCCGTGGTCGCCGAGGCGATGCGTTTTCATGGTTGTTCACTCCGCAGGAGGCGCGCGACGTTACCGCGCGCGGCAAACACAAACAGCGCCAGCAAGACCGCCGTCGCCGCTTCGAAGAACCCGACATGCTTCGCGTGCAAGGCGAGTTCGATGGACGATCCGCCCGAGACGGCCACGAGCGCCCACGCGATCCACGAGACGTCGTGGCGATGACGCGCGCCGTTACGCCGATAGACGAGCACGCGCGCGAGCGCGGCGAGGTGGGCGGCCAGCGCTACCAGTGCGAACGAGATGTGCATGTCGGTCACTCCCCTTTCTTGAGGAACGCCAGCAGGTCGACCGATTTCAGGCGCTCGATGAGCTGCAGCGTGACCGTGATCACGAGCGCGGCCGCGAAGAATCCAGCGACGCCGGTCGAGCGGATCGGCGTCGCGTTGACGATTTCCGGCGCCGCAAGATAGCCCATCACGAGCGAGATCAGCATGTACGCGATGCGCGTCAGCACGCCGATTTCCTTCGACGTGACGACGACGAGCGCCGCACCGGTGAACGCGCCGATCAGCGCGTTTCCGTCGATGCCAGGCGCGAGGCCCGCAAGACCGATCGCGGCCGACAGCGCCGCGGCGGTGGTGGTGTTCGGTTCTGCCATATCGCCAGCTCCGGGAGTCAATCAAACAGTTGGACCAGCGGCGTCGTGCTTTCAACAGTCCCAATATCGGGCAGGTACACGACGGTGCCGATCGGGATCACGACGCCGCGATCGGCGAGGCCGGCGTTCGCTTCGAGTACCGCTTCGACCGTGCCGTCCGTGCGGCCGTAGTGCCGCCAGCAGAGTGCGTCGACGGTGTCGCCCTGTTGTGCATAGACGCGCATCGGACAGCCATCAGATCAGGGCGATCGTGCTGCGGCTGATTCCGCGCAGATCGTTCAACGCCCAACGCGCATTGCGGCGCGTACTGCAAATCGTGTCTTCGAGCCGATCCGCCTCCTGCCCGCCCGCTTTCGTCGTATCGAGGTCGCGATACTGCTCGGTCACGTCGGCATGCGTCAGGTTGTAGACCGCGCGGCGGTATAGCGACACGAGTTCGCTGACGCCGCCAATCTGCTCGGCCGGCACATCGGCGAGCGTCGCGTAGCCGGTGGCCTTCTGCGCGCGCCACGTCTTCAGTTCAGCGTTCACGCTGCGGATTGCATCAATCGCCGCCTCGCGCAAACGCTCGTGCGTCACGGTTCCGTCGAGCCGCGTCGCCACCCGCAAAGCCGCGATCGACACGTCGGGATAGAACCCGTTGTTTTCGATCGCGTCCGATTCGGGCGTCGGCGCATTCGCATCGGCGGTCGCAATAAAGCTGCTCGACATAGTCGTGACTCGGAATAAGACGGCGGTGGATCGGGGTCGGGATCGCGTAGCGTCAGCCGTTGCGAACCGTCACCCGATGCCGCCGTGCCGGGGGGGCTCAGTTCGTGCGGTCGGCGCCGGCCGCCGCACTTCTCAACTCGGCTTCGAGTCGAGTGATATCTTTTTTCACGCCGATGCGGTCGTTCAGCTCGACCGCGCGGCGCAGCATTTCGAGAGCGCCGGCCTTGTCGGATTGCTCCAACGCGTAGCCGAGCGCCTTGTGCAACTTCGCGCGAATCTGGTCGTGCATGTCGTACTTGCGCGTGCGCTCCTCGACCTCCCGCAACATCGCCGCGGGAAACGCCTCGCCGGCTGCGAACGCCCGCAAACCGGCTTCGGCGAATTCTTCAGCGACGGCGGCCGGCAACGTCCGTTCGTACTGCTCGGGCAGCGTCATGCCGAAGTGCAGCGCGTACCGTGCGATAGCGAGCGCGCTGTCGTAGTCGCCCACGTCCACGCACCAAATCATGACCGTCGTCAGCACATCGTCCTGCGCGCCCTTCCCGCCCTCCAACACGCCGGCGATGTACGCCGCGTAATCCGGCAGCACCTCGCGCTTGACCTCGATCTTTCGCGCGACAGACTGGATTTCCTTCAGCCGGCGGCGGTCGGTGCCGAGCTTCGCGAGCATCAGGTCGTAGTGTCGGTGTCCGACCAACGATTGGCCGGGCGTCGCGCTCGCAGCCGCTTGCGCAGCGCGAACTCGCATTTGGTGACGACGGGCTGGGCTGGTCATGATCAGGCCGCCGGCTGGATCTCGATGTTCTCGACCACGGTCGCGCAGCCGTAGTCCTCGACGACATACGCGTCGTTGCTCGACTCGTAGTTTTCGATCCGGTCGCGCTTCGCGTTGTCGACGATCGTGCGTCGACGCGCGCTGTTCTGGAAGTACAGCGACAGGTTGTCCAGACGGGTGATCAGTACCGAATTCGCCGGGAAATACGGCGCGCTGACCGCCTGCTTACCGCCGACGCGCTTCGCGCTGACAACCAGGTCGACGGCGGCCGCTTCGGTCGCGACGTTCGCGCCGTTGATGAACGGGAAGAACTTGTCATGCAGCAGGCCACTACCGAGCACGACGACGACGGCCGGATCTTCGCGATACCACTCGTCGAGCATTTCGAGCGCGTCGTACACCAGCGCGTCGATGTTCTTGTAGTCGTTGCCTGCGCCCGTGCCGACCTTCACCTTGCCGGACCCCGCTGCGCCTTCATGCATGACACGGTCGGGCGCGTTCGCGCGGATTTTCTGGACCCAGCCGACATTGACGTCCTGCAACAGCGGATTCGCGGCACGGTCCGACGTCGCAGCGCGCGACGTGCCGTTGAAGCCGATGCAGATCCGGTCGAGCGCCTGACGCTTCACGATCACATCACGGATGCGCGTCTGGAAGTCCGGAAACTTCGCCCACGCATCGAGCCGTGCATACGGAATCGCCGTGTCGAAATTCGTCTGCGTGCACAGATACCCGTTGTTGTCGAGGTTCGTCGGGTCGACCGGCGTGCGATCCTTCGTGGAAGTGTCGGTCGTGCTGGCGATCGGCTGACCCACGCCGAGGCCGATTTTCGCGCCGGACTGTTCGTCGACGCCGATCATGTTGATGGCCTGCAGGAAAGCGCTCGACGCTTGAATCTTCTGTTCCAGCGTTTGCTGAACCGACGGATCGACGCTGAATTTCGTCGTCGCATCCTGAACGCCGTTCAGCTGCGCGATGTGCGCGGTGTACGCGTTGAACGCGACGCGGGTGTCGTTACGCATGGGTGAATCTCCGAATCATTGAATGGATGGACCGATGTGGTTTCGCGTGGCCGGGGCCGATCAGCAATCCGTCTTCGTGGCGCCGGTGCCGCCGGTCGCCGGCGGCCGCGGTGCGCCATTCGGTTGCGTCGACAGGTTCTCGGTCAGTTCCTTGAGCGCAGCAGCCGTTTTCGCGTGCGCATCCTTCTCGGACGACAGCGCGACCTTCAGCGAATCGACCTCGCCGGTCAGCTTCGCGACGACCGCGATTTGTTGCTGGCCGTGCGTCGCGAGGGCTTCGACGGCCTGCGACAGGTCCGTGAAGCGCTTGTCGTCGGCCTCGCCCTTGTTCTTGACGAATCCGAGCAGCTCGGCGACGCGCGATAACACGGACGGCGCCGGCGTCTCGAACTCGATCACGGTTTCTTCGGCGGCCGTGAACAGGTTGTCGCGGTGCTGTTTCTTGTTCGCGAACGGGTTCTTGTCGCCCTGGCCCGCGGCGAATTGCAGGATCTCGGTGCCGAGGCTCGCGGGGCTGTCCGTGACCGCGAGGCCAATGAGATACGCCTGTTTCGTGTCGGCAAACGACGGCGCGACCTCGATCGACGTGTAGATCTTCTGATCGGCCTTCGTCATGTCGACCAGGGCCTGCGTCGGTTGGATCTGGGCATAGAGGCCCATCTTCCCCTTCAGCCCGCCATCCTTGATTTCCTCGGACTTCAACGCGATGACGTCGCCATACGCGCCGAACGGATTCGTCGCCGACATGGGGGCGTATCCGCGAATGTGCTCACAGTTCACGCGTGCGCTGTACACCGTGCGGTCATACGTGGCCGCCATCTGCGTGATCCAATCGCGCTCGATCGTGCGGCCGTCCGTCGTCGCACCTTCGACCGCGACGCGAAACCACTTCGACGTAGCTGCATGGTTGCCGGAACCCGTGGTGCTGCCGATCCCGATCGCGGCGAGGCTCGCACCTGCGACCGCCGAACCGTGCGCACCCATCGCGCCCAGCACGTCGGCGTGATCCAGCAGCGCGCGGCCGTGCGTGACCAGTTCCGCAGCGTGCGCCGCCGCCGGCGAGAAGCATGCGACAACGGCAGCGCCGATCGTCGCAGCAGTCGCCAACATCGAAAATCGCTTCATCGGTCGCTTCATTAAAGCCCTCTCAGGTTCCGTTCTGTGTTTTGGTTTCATCGCCTGGTCGCCGGTTGTGACGTGCGACTGGTGTAACGAAATGTTGCCGGGTTGCGCTCCGACGAACAACGATGCGCATTCGTTGCTCGGCTCGGCACAAGGGCATACGCTCCGCGCGCGCGCGCGTCGCCGGTACGCTTCCGGCATGATCGAGACAGCCGAAAATCCCACCGTTGATGACGAGCCGAGACGCGTTGCGCGTGCCTTCTACTGGAAGGGGCGCGGCATCACATGGATCGCGCAATTTCTGAACGTTCCTCGCTCGACCGTCGAATCGTGGAAGCAACGCGACCAATGGGAAAAGGCGTCGGTCGTCGATCGATGCGAGTCATCGGTCGAGGCCCGGTATATGGCCTTGGTCGAAAAGGAGGACAAGGAGCCGCGCGACTTCAAGGAAATCGACCTACTCGGCCGTGAAATCGAGCGCCTGCACCGCTGCCGAAAATACGCAGAGACCGGCAAGGCATCCGACCTCAACCCGAACATCAATGCACGCAACGCCGGCCCGAAGAAGCGCGCGCAAAAGAATCTCATCACGCCCGAGCAGGCGAAGAAGCTGCACGAGGCGTTTCTCGATGGCATGTTCGGATACCAGAAGAACTGGTATCACAACGGCAACAACCGAACGCGGAACGTGCTGAAGTCACGCCAGATCGGCGCGACGTACTACTTTTCGCACGAAGCGCTCGACGACGCGTTGCAGAGCCATCGCAACCAGATTTTTCTTTCGGCCAGCCGCGCGCAAGCGCACGTCTTCCGCTCGTACATCTGCGACTTCGTGCGCAAGGTGATCGACGTCGAGCTGACGGGCGAGGTAATCGCGCTGCCCGGTTACGACGCCGAGCTGTACTTTCTCAGCACCAACTCGAAAACGGCGCAGAGCTACCACGGCAACCTCTATTTCGACGAGTATTTTTGGGTCCACGGCTTCCGCGAGCTGAACAAGGTCGCGCAGGCGATGGCCAGCCAAAAGCAATGGCGCAAGACCTACTTTTCGACGCCGTCGAGCATCTCGCATCAAGCCTACCCGTTTTGGTCAGGCGAAGCCTACAACCGAGGGCGCGCGAAGGCGGATCACATCCACCTCGATATCTCGCATGCGGCGCTGTCCGGCGGCCGCTTGTGCGAAGACAGGCAGTGGCGGCAGATCGTCACGATCGAGGACGCGGCCGCGATGGGTTGCGACCTGTTCGACCTCGACGAGCTGCGTCTCGAGAACAGCGCCGACGATTTCGCCCAGCTCTTTCTCTGCCAGTTCATCGACGACAGCGCATCGATCTTCAAATTCGCCGATATCCAGCGATGCATGATCGACTCGTGGGAGGAATGGGACGACGTTGAATTCCTGATCCAGCGACCGTTCGGCCATCGACCTGTTTGGCTCGGGTACGACCCGGCGTTGAGCGGCGATTCCGCCGGGCTCGTGATCGTGGCGCCGCCGGCCGTGCCCGGCGGCAAGTTCCGCGTGCTCGAAAAAATGCAATGGCGCGGGATGGACTTTGAAGCGCAGGCCGAAAGTATCCGGCAGCTCACCGAGCGCTACACCGTCACGTACATGGCGATCGACACGACGGGCATCGGCCAGGGTGTCTATCAGCTCGTGTCGAAGTTCTTTCCGGCCGCCGTCCCACTGAACTACACGCCCGAGGTGAAAGGCCGCCTTGTGCTTAAGGGGCTGTCCGTCATCGGCAATGGCCGCCTCGAATTCGATGCGGGCTGGACCGACCTCGCACAGGCGTTCATGGCGATCCGCCGGACCATGACCGCGAGCGGCCGACAGGTGACGTATCACGCCGGCCGCAGCGAAGAAATCGGCCACGCCGACCTTGCATGGGCGTGCCTGCACGCGCTCGGCAATGAGCCGCTCGAAGGCTCGACCACCAACAACCGCAGTTTCGTGGAGATTTCCTGATGAAAAAGACCCAACGCCCGCGCGGTGCGCAGATCGCCGCCACGACGCCGGCCGCCGGCGCGGCCGCGGGCGAAGCGTTCACCTTCGGCGATCCGATGCCGGCACTGTCGCGCGCCGAAATCCTCGACTATTCGGAAGTCTGGTCGAACGGCGAATGGTACGAGCCGCCCGTGAGCTTCGCCGGCCTGGCGAAATCGTTTCACGCCGGCACTCACCACGCATCGGCGATCTACTTCAAACGCAACGTGCTCGCGTCGACGTTCATCCCGCACCGGCTGTTCTCGCGCGCAGCGTTTCGGCGCTGGGCGCTCGATTTCCTGACCTTCGGCAACGGCATCGTCGAACGCAAACCGAACCGGATCGGCAAAACGCTCAGCTTCGAACCGGCACCCGCGAAGTATGTGCGCCGTCGAACGGACATGGTCAACTACGTGCAGACCAACGGATTTCAGACGAAGTACGAATTCCCGGAAGGTTCGGTGTTTCACCTGATGGAGGCCGATATCAATCAGGAGGTGTACGGCCTGCCCGAATATCTCGGCGCACTGCACGCGGCCTGGTTGAATGAGTCGTCGACGCTGTTCCGCCGGCGCTACTACGAAAACGGCAGTCACGCCGGCTTCATCCTCTACATGACCGACCCGGCGCAGAATCAGGCCGACGTCGACACGATCCGTGAGGCGCTGAAAAACTCGAAGGGGCCGGGCAACTTCCGAAATCTGTTCGTCTACTCGCCGAGCGGCAAGAAGGACGGCATCCAACTGATCCCGGTTTCCGAGGTCGCGGCGAAAGACGAGTTCTTCAACATCAAGAACGTGACGCGCGACGACCTGCTCGCCGCGCACCGCGTGCCGCCGCAGTTGCTCGGCATCGTCCCGAGCAACACCGGCGGTTTCGGCGCGGCCGACACTGCCGCGCGCGTGTTCGCGCGCAACGAAATCGAGCCGCTCCAGGCGCAATTCCTCGCCTTCAACGAATGGGCCGGCGACGAAATCATCCGGTTCGATCCGTATGTGCTGCCGGCGGTGGAAACGCCGTCGAAATCGGCCTGAATTTCCGCCGCGGCCGCGCCGAAAGGCCCTGATTGGCCGCCGCAGCCAGCGAATCGGCAAGCACTGTTGTTAACGGTGCATCAATACCCCCGCTTCACGCGTCAAATCGCGTCAATTTTGCAACAACCGAATCCGGCCAAGCCCGCCAGCCGGAGGGGCTGACCGACCGATTCGCCTGTGCATCAACTGTAGGGGGACAAGAAGCGGGCAGGCGGGGAGGGGGACCGCGTTTCAGGGGCGCGGCTGGCCGTGTTCTGACCACCATCCGGCCCCATCCGGCATCTCTCCCCGCCCGCCTGCCAGCCCCGCCACGGGCCTGCCGCCACCCTGCCAATGCCTGGCGCACCCCGCAACGGCCGACCGCCCATAGCGCGCCCTATCGCGCCCACGCCTGATATCGCATCCGCAGCACAAACGACAAGGCCGCCGCGTGTCACCACGTCGGCGGCCTCTTCCAATCTCGGTCGGCCACTGCGTTAGCCGCCGGCCAGCGCCGTCACCACCGGTCCAAGCGGCGCGCGGCCTCCCGAATTGCCTCACCGAACTGGACCGCCGAATAACCTATGCACGCAGCACGCGCCAGCAACTCGGCGCGAAGCTTGTGCGCGTGGCGACTGGTGAGTACTCTTTCCCTCGACGTCGCCGGCATGATGGCCCCCTCTCGAATCGGCCCGGTGCATACCATTCGGTCGTATGCCTCGCAGCGCCGGTGATACTCGTCGGCCAGGTCGTCGAGCGCCAATGGCCGCCGCTCCGGTTCGGCCAGGTAGATCCGTTCGAAGTCGCGCCGCGTCGTCATGCGCCCTCAGCGTCCACGAATCGCGCAGCAGCCATCGCGAAAGCCGCCGCACGACTGACCCCCAGGCGGGCGGCGGCCGCGTCGACGCGCGCGAGCAGCGCGGGATCGATGCCGAGGCTGATCGTCTCTTTCTTCCGCCGGCCGGACGCGCGCGCCGGCTCGACCTGGCTCGATGATTCTGGCGCGGCGGCATCCGGTGCGCCACCGATGAACTGATCGATCGCGGCCGCTTTACGCGCGTCCGGTCGTTTCGTGATTGCCATGCTGATCCCCTTTTCGATATTGAACCGATATCGCTTTGATATTGGTTCGCCATTGCTTCGATAGCGTTACGCCGCCAAGACAGCATCGAGCAGGCGCTCGGCCTCGGCGCATGCGACCGTGTCACGGCGCTGCATCTCGTCGACGTGTAAGCCGGCGGCCGCCGCGTTCGCGAACGCCTTGCGACGCGTCAGCCGGCAATCGAGCAGGTCGAACGTGGAGAACTCGCGCAGCGCCGCGGCGGCGTCCCGGTTGTCCGGGCCGCTCACGTCGGCGAGGTTCATGAAGGCGAGCGCCTTCAGGTCGTGCACGGCGCGCGCTTCGTCGATCAGCTCGGCGATATCTTTCACCGCCCACACTTCGAACGAGCGCGGCACAAACGGGATCAAGGCAACGTCGGCGACGGTCAGCGCGGCTCGCAGCGCGCTCGAATCGCGGCCGCCGGCGTCGATGATGACGTGATCGAACCCGCCAGCCTGGGCGCTCACCTGCGCGCGCAGCGTCGCGCCATTTGCGTATGCCGAGGCCGCCAGCGGCGACCGGCCGCTTTCAGCGCGCAGCGTGATCGCGCTGATGCTGGATTCCTGCCGATCGCCGTCGACGAGCCACGTTCGCGAGCCGGCGAGCGACAAGCCGATAGCGAGCTGCAATGCGACCGTCGACTTGCCGACGCCGCCCTTGGTGTTCACGACTGCGATAATCATATTGCTCCCCCGAGCATTGAACTACATTGAAACGCTATCGATTCGATATCGTTTCGATACCGAATCGCCATTGCTTTACTATCGATCCGGTGTCGCCTGTCGGGTGTTCCCGCATCCATCGGTCGACGGGTGATCGCACCCGCAGTTCGGCCACACGCACGACGAGGTGTCCGAAGTGCCGGGCGCGGCCATGTCGACGCCGATGAACCAGGGCATCAGCAGGCGGCTCGCCAGCAACGCGCATGCGGAATTGACGACCCCAGCAACATCAGCTTCGACGGCCTCCGCTCCTTTCGGGATGCGCCCCATTGCTTCCATGAGTTTCCATATAACGCGATTCAGCGCAGCAGATCGGTCGCATCCGTTCATTTGCTCGTCGTCCCTCAGACCGTTCCGAACGGCGGCCTGCGCCGACGGCTGTGCGGCTGACGGCCTCACCCACTCGGCGCAACCTTCGCGCACTCGCGGCAGGTCGCCACCGCAGACGCAGCCGCCCGCGCGCTCGCAATATCCGGTCGGGATCACCCCTTCCGCCCCCGTCTCGTTGGCAGATGCGGCGCGGGCCGTGCGCAGCCACGCCAGCGGCAAACCCGGTTCGGTGATCGCATCGAGGACGCCGATCGCCGTGTTGAAATCGCGATTGCCCGACCGGCCAGCAAATCCAGACATCGCCACGGCGAGGGAGTCGCGCGCGTTACTCCACGTCGCCCGCTCGTCCGCCGGCGCTGCTGCGGGCTGCTCGACAGGGGATGCGGCGAGGACGGCGCGCGTATTCCAGAGCTTCAGGGCCGATGCGCGCATGCCGTCGCGCGTTCCGCCGGTACCGCTGACGCTGCAGCACCAGTTCACGCAGGCGATGATCGGGTGCCACGATGCGCCTTTCCCGCGTTCGCTCGTCGTCGCATCGGCACCGCAGAACGGGCACGGCAACAGGTCCATCAGTGCATCAGCGCGGCTATTTTCAAAAGTGGTCATACCGTAGCCTCACTTTGCTTGTTGGTCTGGTTCTGCAATACGTAACGCTCCAACAGCACCGCACCGCCATCGCGCGGGCGCGAAGCCCATACGGAAACACGCGTGCCTGGGTGCGTGACTTCCCACATTGCGGCGCCCGGCCCGGCGATCCAGCGCGCTCGTGGTTTCGTGGTCTGCATCACTTCTCCTGTCTGTCATTCGTTGAACTCGAATTCCTGCGTCTCGCGCCGCGGCCGCTTCGGTATCGGCAGCTCCGGCGGCTCCATTTCGAGGCGCGTCCGGTAGGTGTGGCCGCACGTCACGTCGTCGCACTGGTAGTCGATCAGCCACACGGTGTCCGACTGCTTTTCCATCGAACGCGCGATGCCGCGCGCGCCGCAGTGCGGGCAGGCAATCGTGAATCTCATGCCCAGGCGCCCGGCCGCATCGTCGTGCGCGCGTTGACCGGCCCGCGAAGCGCCGGCGACGGCATCACCTCAAGCTGTACGCCGTCGCGCGGCCGCGCCGACGCCGACAGCGAATGCAAAATCTCGAGCCCGGCCGGCGTCCTGTAATCGCACGCGTCGCAGACGAAATACAGACGGCGCATCGTCGCCGACATGCCTTCCGTATGGCGCGCCTCGATCTCGCTGCCGCAGCACGGACACTCGATCGTCATTTGTGACATGGGATTTCCTCGCTCTACAGGTTCCGTTGGCCCCGTTTCGCGCCGCTCACTTCCCCGCTGACGCTGTTTCCGCTTCCGCGCGCTGCGCGGTCGGTCGGCTCGGCCACCCCTGACCGATCCGACCGCGTACAGTTATTGACACGAGTCCGAGTGCTCGCGGCTGCGCCGCTGCGCGAAACCACCCGCCACTCATAGCGCGTCGCCGGAACGAAAATCTCCGTTTCCCGGCTGTACGCGCAGATCCCGTCCACGATGTGCGCGATGCCGCGCGCTGCGACACCGTGTGGCACCTTCACCGGGCGGATGCCGTAGCGCCCTTCCCGGTGTTCCGTCGTGTGTTTGATGTAGATGCGCCGGCCCTCGCCGGCAATGCCGCCCATGGCCCGCGCGTATTCCGCCCAATCGGCACGGTGTTCCTCGGTTTTCTGCGCCGCGCGCCACGCCGCGAGAATCTCGGGCGACTCGGCGGCGTCCGGAAGGTCCGCCTCTTTCACGCGGCGCAGCTCGCGCCATACGCCGACCGGTGCGCAGCCAAACGCCTGAAACTGCCGGATGCCCCACTGCGCCGCCCACGTCTCGACGCGCTGCGACGGCGTGATTTCGATATCGCCGAGCAGATCCGGCGCCACAATGAATTTCTCTTCCGTCTTGTGGTCGCCGACGTGCGCGCCGTCGATGTTCTTGGCGATGTACTTCGCGATGTAGCCGACCGCCGAACCCTTCGCACTGTCGATCCGCTCGAAACGCACGCGGCGCTCCTGCGCGCCGCGCTCGTCGCCGGCATCGGCCAGCCCGTGCGCGCGCATTACCGCGCAGAATCGATCCACGTCGTTCGAGAACACGAGCCCGTGCCAGTGCGGCGTCGCGTCGTGATGCGGCTCGGCGACGCGCATCCCGAAAAAGCTCACTCCCTCACGCTTCAGCTGCGCACGAATACGCGCCCACGTGCGGCGCAAATACGCCTGCGCGTCGCGCGGCGACGAGCCGTCGTATTTTTTGTTCGGCACGAAGCGAGTACGCGCGCCCAGCTGGCGCACCGAATGAAAGCGGCTCGGGCACGTCAGCGTGAACATGACGCCCGAAAAGCCGGCCACTGCGGCAAGATCCTCGCATCCGCGCAGGCGCGTCATCAGCTCGCCGCGCTTCAGTGCCTTGTTCGAAATGCTGACCGCCGCGAGCTCGGCAATCGTGTAACGCTGCCCGAGCTCGTTTTCGAGCGTCACCGCGTCGAGCGTGGCGGCGTTGCGCCGGTTCTGCGCGATGCGCCGCCGCACAGCATCGTCGCTCGCATAAGGGTCCGCGCCGTAGTGCACAAAGTGCATGCGAATGTTGGATGCCTCCGCGCCTCGCGCGTGCGCCGTGCGCAGGCGTCGTCGCCACCACAATTCGCACCTCACGCGCGCCAGCTTGCCGGCGTCGTCGTCCACGTCTGGCAGCTTCACGCCATACAGGTCGCACGTCACGCGCGCGACTGCCAGCGCGTCAGCGCTCGACAACGACAGCGTGCGCAGCTGGAAGTCGGTCGCGATGCGCCGCGCCTTATCCACGATTTCCGCGTCGGATGCGTCCGGCCGCACCGCGCGCGTTTCCGGCGCGTGCTCAGCGGCGAACGCGTCGAGCGCCGCGCCGGCCGCGCCCATGTCGAACATGTGCGACGCGCCGCGCGCGTGCGCCGACCGGCGGCCGGCCGAAAGCGCTTCGCGAACCGCGCGCGCATGCCACTTCCACGGCGCACGCGTTTTCAGCGCGTGCGCGGCCGGCAACGCCTCGATCGCTTTGTGTGCATGCGCGGCGTAGATCCACATCAGGCACCCCTCCACTGCCCATTCGCAAGCGAGTCGACCAGCGCGATGCGCCCGCCGATCCATCGCATTGGCGGGATCGCCATACTGTTGCCGAGCGCCTTATAACGCGGGCCGTCCTTCGCTCGCTTGCCCTTGATGAAAATCGCCGTGTAGTCGTCCGGAAAGCCCTGCAAGCGCTCGCATTCGTGCGGCATAAGCCGGCGGACGGCGCCGCCCTGCATAACCGCCTGATGTCCGCCGCCGTTTTGATTCGAGTCGGAATGGCACATGCTCCTCATCGTCGACGCAACTTCGCCGACGCCGAAACCGTTGCGGCCAGACGCCTTGCAATCGAACGCGACCAAGAGCGTCTCTGTCTCGAAGTCCTGCCGCTGCGTCGATTTGGCATTGAGGGCCGCGGCGACGTCTATCGCGCCAGACGTGTTGTTTCCGCCAAATGCTTGAGGGATCAGTCGACCTAACGCGGCGTCGTTTTCGCTACACCCTCCAGTGCTTGCAATAAGGGTGCCGGCAACGCCTTGCCCCGGCGCGCGGCGCGGCGCAGGATGCCCGAGCATGCTTTCGCGCTCAAAAAGTACTGCGGCGGCACGGCGCCAGTCTCCAAGATATCCGACAACGAACACACGCCGTCGTCGTTGAGGGACGGCGCGAGCGTGTGATTCCACTCGGATGTACTGAGCGTCAAGAACCCGGTATGCGAACCCATACCCGAGTTCTGCCAGCCCGCCGAGGAGGGTTCCAAAGTCCCGGCCGCCGTTCGACGACAGGACACCGGGGACGTTTTCCCAGACCACCCAACGGGGAGCGTAGCGGCGAGCAATGGCAAGATAGGTGAGCATGAGTTCACCACGCGGATCATCCAGTCCCTTTCGAAGTCCTGCGATGCTGTAGCTTTGACAGGGAGTTCCGCCGACGAGAAGATCGATAGCTGCATCGGGCCATTCCTTGTAACGGGTCATGTCGCCGTGGTTCCACACGTGCGGGTAGTGATGCGCCAGAACGGCACGCGGAAACGGCTCGATCTCGCTGAACCACGCGGGCTGCCAGCCGAGCGGATGCCACGCAACCGTCGCAGCCTCGATGCCGGAACAAACGGAACCGTAGATCATTCGCACAGCCCGTATGCCGACGCGCATGCCATCGCCGGCTCGGCATCCGCAAGTAGGTCGTATTGCCGGCCGCCGCGGGTTGTCCTCGACCAGTCGATCACTCGCCAGATATGCGACACGGCGCCGGTATGCCCACCGTGGTCCGATAGGTGCATAAACGTGACGGGCGAACCGGGACGGCAAACCGACGTGACGAGCCGTTCCCATTCGGCGATCCGCTCAATGTGCTCCGGAAAACGACGTGCGATCTCGCGCAGCTCCGCTTTCGACGCATTGATGCACGGCATGCACCCGACCCGCGACATTCCTTGGCGGTACAGCGGATTCGGGCGAATTCCGGCGGCCGCGTGCGCAGCGAATACATCGGCGGCGTTCCAGCGCAAAATCGGCCGATATACGGCGTAATGGCCGCCACGATTCTCATAAGAGGGCAACCAACGCCGGGCCTCGCTTTCGTCAGCGCGAACACCCTGCCACGACTCGACGGCGAAGCCGCGGTCGATCAGCTCCAGTTGATACTCGGTGATCGGGTTCCGCTTCAGGTATTCAGTGCAGTATTGGCGCTTTCGAGATGGAAAACCGCCCTTCAACATGCACACATCGAGAAATGGATTTCCTGTCGGATGCAGTAGTTCTAGTGCGCGGGCGGCGGCTTGTTGAGACCAGGCATACTGAAATTGACGCGCGCCGTAGACGGCCGATTCCGGCTCGCCCGTGGCAATCCGCGCGAGGTTGGCTCGCTTCGTTGCGAACTCATCGTCGAATGATGCGCGCACGACGTCGACCGTGATCCCGAGTGTGCGCGGCAGGTAGTCGAGCGCATATTCATACGTCGACTCGTGCTCGTTTCCCGTGTCGGCAAAGACAGCGCGCACGCCCTCGTGGCCGTGCAGCTCGAGTGCGACGAGTAGCGTCGCCGTGCTGTCTTTTCCTCCGGACATGGACACGACGTGAATCGTTCTGCGTTCGCTCATTTTTCGACCACTCCCCTATACGTCACGCGCGATCTTTCGCAGTAGAGACCGGCCACGCCGGCTCGGCATCGTCGGCCGGGTGCACGCCACACCACGCCATCACGGCGATGATCGTGATCAGCCAGATCGCCCACAGCGGCAGCGGTTTCTCGTTCTTCGGTTGCTTCATCAATCCCCCTATCGGTTCACCCATCGACGCCGCGCCATCTTCAACAGCAGCGGCCGCAGCTCGCGCATCGCGGCGGCGGCGGCCTGGTCGGTGCGCGCCGTGCGCGGCGGGTCGTAAACGACGAACGGGGGCACTAACACCCCCGCTCCAATGCCAAACTCGGCGAGGTCAGCGGCCAGAAAATCGCGCGAGCCCTCGTCTGCACGTTCCTCGCTCGTCGCATGCGTCATGCGGCGCGACGCTCGTCGGCAGCCTGCGGCGTGTCGACTGCGTCGAGCGCCTTGTCGAATGCCTCATCGCGTGTCATCGGATGCGACACGCCCGTGTTCTCCGTGTACCAGTGGAATTCGCGACGCCCTTCGATGCCCTTGGCGACGAAGTAACCGCCACTCCCCAACCGATCGAAGAACGGGCCAACCTCGATCACGCCAGCCGCCACGACGCGCGGCATCGCCATTTCGATATCTGCGTCGGTCATGCGTCCGCCCAGTCGTGCAAAGCGATCAGAGCATCCAGCGCCAGGTCTCCGGTCGCCGGCTCGACCTCATTGCGCCCCAAGTCGATTGCGATCCATGCCTTAACGGTCGCGCCGCGCCAGTACCGATACAGCCATTTTTGGCGGGCGCTCATCAGTCGGCCTCCCGCTCGTCCCAATCTTCGTTGCTGGCATCGCACCATCCCGCGTCCCAGTCGTGCCAGTCGCACGACAGCATCGGATACGGGTTGTCGATGTGTTCGATATCGGCCTCGAAGTCAGCGCGGCCGCGCAGGTATGCCGGAGTGCGTTCCATGGTCACGCCCCCAGCCAGTAGAAGAACCGATCGAATGCACGAGCGACGCGCCAGTTGCGGCGGTAATACGGACCTTCCAGCGTGAAACCGCCGAGGCTCGACGGATGAATGCGAGCATGCTTCAGGTGGATTTGCGACATGCTTTCCTCTCAGTAAATTCGTAGTCCTATTGGAATGGATTACCGAGATTCCAAAGGAGACTGTTCTGTTCAGCCAGTTCGCGCCCTCGCGCTCACTGGCCCCACACGAACCGACGCAGGCAGCGTGCGCACTGCATCGAACCCCGCCACGACGTTCCGCAGCGATTGCATCGAACGAGACGCATTACCTATCGACCTCTCGAAACACTGCCGGCTGGTCAATGCTGGCGAAGCGCATAATGTCGGACTGGATTCGAGCATCGGGCGGGCCGGCCAGAGGATCGAAATAGGCAAGCAATTCACCATCCATGGAGTAGTGAAGCCGCACGGCCCGAGGCGGGTCAGCCTCATTCGAGCCGCCCACCATCGCCCGCACTACAATCACCGTCACCGTCTTTGCGTCTACGACAGCCGAACTCATCTTCAACATGACTCTTTCCACGAAAATCAAACAGGTCTCAGATCACATCGCCCTAGTGCTCAACAACAACCCGAACGCCGGCCTGAATCCGGCCGCCTTCGCAGAGCTTCGAACTGCCGTGGCGCCGCTACACGACATTTCAGTGCGAGGCTGGGAAGCCGCTCAATCACTTCTGGCTGATGCACGCTTCTACTATTCGGAACAAATATCGAGAGCGCCTGAATCGACACCGCCGGCACTATTTGACGAAATGCACCGCAAAGTCGTCTTAATCCGGCTTCAGGCCATTCAGTACCAAACGCGCTCCCGTTAGCCTGGTCGCCCTCCTGCTTTCGCAGCGAAGGGTTGTCGGTGGGCCGCCTGGCCGACGAGTTCGCGCGCGGCGTCGAGCGCGGCCGCCAACACGATCGCGCGCGAGTCGGCGCGAGTTGGATGGTGCTCGGCGACGCCGTCTTGCAAGTTGGCAGTCGTCCAAAGCGCGTGCTGGTGAAACGACTGGATTTCCCACGCATTGCCGATGATCAGATCCGTGCGGCGCAGTTCGATTAACAGCTCAAGCGGCGAGCCATCGTCAATCGCGGCCTGCCGTTCGTTGGCGCGCGTGACGCCCTCGCCGATTGCGTCGTCACGCTCATTCGCGTTCGCCCACTGCAATTTCTGGTCGAACGTCATGACACCAAGCGCGTTCCGGATGATCGTGTGCGCCGCGCGCAGCTCATCTCGAAGTTGTTGAACGATCGTGGCTTTGTCTGCGGCACAGCTCGCGGCCAGTGCCTCAAGCGTGCTAGTAGCGGTCGATTTCATGCATCGCCCTCCCGATTCAGGGCAGCTTGCCCCGCGACGACAGCCTCACGGGTGCGCTTACCCTCCTCGAAGATCCTCGCCAACGCGCCGCGGCGCGCCGCGTTGCGGACCTTCTTACGCGCGTCCGCAATTGCCTCATCGCTCGATGCGCCGTTTCCGGTGAGCATCCCGCTTTCGATGTTGCTCACGACATAGAGCTTGTCGTCGCCGTCGATGCGGTAGCGGTTGCGGTGAACCCCGAACGTCATGCCAAGGGCGTTCTTGATCACTACCGGCTCACCTTCCACCCGCTTGAGGCCGTCACCCATGAGGATTTCGTAGGTGATGGTCATGCCGGCACCCCAGCGCGATTCACCACAGTCCAGTTTCGGACGATGCACTGCATCGAGTCCATTAGCGCACGCCATGCGGCGTCGGCGGTTTGGCGGGCCAGCGCGAGCGCGCTGTAACGTGACCGTGAAAATTGCAACGAAATGTGCTGCATTTGACTTCCCCTTGTTCAACCCCTTGAACGGTGTACTACGTGAAAGTCGCCCGGCGGCTGGGTAGCTATTCCAGCACCGGCGGGGTTGTGAACCGGTTGCCGGGGCGACGGTTCGGAGAATAGTTCGACCCCAATGAACATGTCAACCCCCATCGAACGTTTGATGTGCGCGAACGTTGCGATGGGTCGAGCGTTCGGATAGGCTTGACGCAGGGTTGAATTGATTTGAAAGGGGTTTTTCTATGAAAACTACGATTGAATGGCTCGACGCCGTGAAGGCGGCGCTCGACTTGCCTTCTGACTATGCCGCAGCGAAGGCGCTGGGCGTCACGCGCTCGACCGTCAGCGGATACCGCAACGGTAAATCCACCTTCGATGAGGACACCTGCTTTCGGGTCGCTGAAATTCTGGGAGTAAGGGCTTTTGAAGTCGTTGCGGCGACGCACGCTGAGCGCGCCCGTGATGACCGTCACCGCGCCTTTTGGATGGATGCTTTGGAAAAATTTTCCAAGGGTTTTCGGTGGCTGGCGCTACCCGCTAACGCTTGTGGGGCCTTGGTCCCGCAGGTGTAA